ATCGGAAGAGAAAGGAATGAAGCTAGACAAATTCGATTTACAGTGGTTTGGTAATTCAAGAAAAGTAACAGTAGGTAAAGATGATACTACCATTGTAGATGGTAAAGGAACTGAAGAAGCTATTGCAGAGAGAATTGAGCAATTAAAAGAACAAATCGAGAATACAGTTTCACCTTACGAGATTGAAATCTTACAAGACAGATTAGCAAAACTTATCGGAGGAGTAGCTATGATTCATGTTGGAGGTCATACAGAGGTTGAAATGAGAGAGAAAAAAGATAGAGTAGATGATGCTCTTCATGCAACTAAAGCAGCTTTACAAGAAGGTATTTTACCTGGAGGAGGAATTGCTTTACTAAATGCTTCTTTCCACTTAACAGAGCATCCATTAGTAGCTCAACATCCAGATCAAGAAAAAGGATTTGACATTATAATCAAAGCACTTCAGAAGCCATTCAAACAGATCTTAGCAAATGCAGGAGAGACTTCAGAAGTAATTGAAGAGAGAGTAAACTACATCTTTGACAATCACAAATGGATTGGATTTAATCCAAGAACAGGGGAGTATGTTGATATGTTAGAGGAAGGTATTATTGATCCAACTAAAGTAACAAGACTAGCTTTAGAGAATGCAGCATCAGTTGCAGGAACAATGTTAATCACAGAGTGTGTTATCACAAGTATAAAACCAAAAGATGAACAAGGAGCAGGAATCGATCCTTCTCAGTTCATGTAATATTAATTAAAAAGAAAAAAAGATGAACAAGCAAGAATTATTCGAACAAATCGATGAATTGTATCAAAGTTTTGTAGCAAGCCATAACGGAACTACTAAAAAATCGCAAGCACAAGCAAGAAAGTCTATCGGAGAGGTTAAGAAATTAATCACAGATTATAGAAAAGCTTCAACAGCAGAGAGCAAGTAAGCAAGGACCGAGAGGGGAGGGGGCGTCAAAACCTCCTCACCGAAGGTGTCACGCGCAAATTTAACAAATAAACAAACATATGACAATTTTAACATCAATTATTTTAGTGTTAGTTATAGTAGCAGGAACAGCATTCCTTGCATACTATATGCAAAGAGGAACAAAGCCCTTAAAAGAATTTAAAATGGACTTTGACAACAACAAAGAAGCTCAAGAGTTAGTAGAGTTATCTAAAGAATTGTACAATAAAGACTTACGTCCTATTGTAGCAAAGAAAGCACCTAAGAAAGACAAAGTAACAGAGCAGGTAGAGTCTATGAAAAAAGTAGTAGAAGCACACGATACTTTGGTAGAAGAGATTAACAAAATATCTCCAGAAGTAACAGCAGTAGTAGAAGCAGCAAAGCCAAAGAAAAAAAGAAAGTACTACCCTAAGAAAAAATAATACGTAAAGTATATGTCAGACTCAATAAAAAAATATCAAGAGTTACTAGAAGAAGGTAGAACGTTTACCGTTACATCACACCAGAAAAGTACTATGACCATCATAGAGATACTTCGTGCTTCAGATTGTGCCGGTAATATGAAAACTCTTTTAGAAAGAGCAACAGACATATGCAAAAAAGGTCCGAACCTTACCCCGGCCACTGTATTTCAAATTGCAGGCGAGGAGGCAAAGGTAGACGAGTTATGTGGTAAAGAAAAACAAGAACAATGGAACAACAACCAAGAATGAATCTATCGATTGATCAAACCCTGCCGGTAGAATGCGAGAAATGTAATCATACATTTTTTGAAGAAGCCCTTCACATTAGAAAGGCAAGTGGAATCCTTACAGGAACAGGGCAAACAACCTACATGCCTATTCCGGTATTTGCGTGCAAGGCCTGCGGCCATGTCAACACTGAGTTCCTTCCAAAGGAATTAAAGCATATGAATATAGGAGAGTAAGAAAGACTCTACTTAAACTTCTCAAGAGGCCATTCGGCCTCTTTTTTTTGTGCTATTTATATCAAAGAGTTACTATAAAATTTTGTTATTACTAATTGGTTACACACTAACTAACTTAAAAAATATTTTATGGGATTTTTCAGTATCTTTAAAAAATCAAATGATTATAACGAAAAAGTTATAATTGGGTTTTTATCATTCACAGTAATGGTAGGAGCTATTGTAGTAGACCTTGTAACAGGTTACATGGGTAAAGCATTAGAATTAAACGAATACATCTTTGATGCATTCATGTACATCACATTAGGTTCATTCCTTCCAGATGTATTAGAGAAGTTTGCAGCAATGAAAAACGGAAACAAATCAAATAACGAAGAATAAAAATTAGATTATGAGCTTAAAAAGTTTACAAGAAAAGATCGGAGTAGCTGCAGATGGAGCTTTCGGTCCTGGAACAATGAAAAAAGCAATGGAGTTTTACAAACTAACACCAGTTAGAGCGGCTCACTTCTTTGCACAAACGTCACACGAAACAGGAGGATTTAAAGCATTCTCAGAAAACTTAAACTATTCAGCACAAGGACTTCAAGGTATCTTTGGAAAATACTTTCCTGGTAACTTAGAAGAGTCTTACGCTAGAAATCCTGAAAAGATTGCCAATAGAGTTTACGCATCAAGAATGGGTAACGGAGATGAAAAATCAGGAGATGGTTTTAAATTTAGAGGAAGAGGTGCTCTTCAATTAACTGGTAAAGATAACTACGCAGCATTTGCTAAGTATTTAAACAAACCAGAAATTATGACTAATCCAGATCTAGTAGCAACGACTTATTCTTTTGAATCAGCAATGTTCTTCTTTGACAAAAACAAATTGTGGGAGATATGCGACAAAGGAATTAACGATGCAGCCATATTAGCTCTTACGAAAAGAATTAACGGTGGTACTCACGGGTTAGAAGACAGAAATCAAAAAACTAAAAAGTACTACGAATACGTTAAATAGTAAACTATAAGATGAAGACTTCACTTTTAATTACATTATCATTGACAACAGCATGCGCATTTATAGGTTCATACTTTATGAATCTAACAGCAGAAAACATCGAACAATACCTTTCAGTAGCATTTGTAATATTTGCTGACGGGTTCTTTGGTGTATGGGCTGGAGTTAAAAGAGAAGGATTCAGAACTTATAAAGCATTAAGTGTACTAAGAACATTTGTATTTTGGGTAGTAATGCTTTCAGCTATATTAACAATAGAAAAAGGATTCACTGGAACAGGTTGGTTAAGCGAGACAATTATGGCTCCCTTCCTAGTGTTCCAGTTAATTTCTATTCTAAAAAATGCCTCAATGGTAGGTGTGGTAAAAAACGAATTACTTACTCAGATATTGGATAAGTTAGATAAACACAAAGGAGATAGAGATGTTGCTAAATAAACAAAACATTCTTATATTAATTGTTATTGCACTATTAGGTTATAACATTTTTACTACAAACAGTATTAGAACTGATGTAAAAGGTTACGAAATGAGAATCGACTCAGTACAGACCAAAATAGATTCAGCACAAGTAATTAATAAACAAATCGATGTTAAAATCGATTCAGTAAAAGAAAATGTAGTTTCTATTACAAAAGAAATACATCACATAGATAATACCATAACAATTGTAAAAAAACAAACAGATGAAAAAATTAATACTGTTGATAAGTTTTCTAACGCTGAGCTTGAATTCTTTTTCACAAACAGATACAACCAAGGTAACACTACCAACTAAGGTAGTAAGACTAGCAGCAAAAGATTTAATTAAATATGATGGATGTAAGTTAGAATTAAAACTTACTCAAGATAAAGTAATTAAATTACAAGAAAGAGAAGTACAGAAAGATACTATCATTAATTTTCTAACTGTTAAAGACAAAAACAATCAATTCATTATTGGTCAGAAAGATGTTCAAATTGGAGAATATAAAGGCATGACTGATGATTTAAAGAAAGAATTAAAAAGTCAAAGGAATAAAACCTTCTGGTATAAGGTACTAGCTTTTGTGAGTTTATCCACAACAGTATTTTTTGTAAAATAAATAAATTAAGGCTTGTTTTTACAGGCCTTTTTTCATATATTATAGTTATATAAAAATGTTATTATGAACGATAGAGAAGCAACCTTTACTATTGATAAAGAAGAATTCAAAAAAGAATTAGTCAACCATCCTAAACATTACGGAGGAAAGGATAATCCATACGAAGCCATAAAAGTTATCGAAGCCTGGAACTTAGGATTCTGTTTAGGTAATACCGTTAAGTATATTGCCAGAGCTGGAAAGAAAGATGCTACAGTCCAAGAGCTTGAAAAAGCTTTATGGTATTTGGAAAGAGAAATCAAAAACTTAAAAGATGGCAAAAAAAGTTCTTAAGCAGGTAAGCCTGATAAAAGACTTCTGTAAGCCTGATATAGATTATTCCTTTCAAAAATCAATTTCATATAGTCAAACTCTATCGTATAATACTTGTCCACATCAATGGGCACTAAAGTATGTCAAAGGATTACAAGAGTATAAACCTTCCATTCATACAGTCTTTGGTACAGCTGTACATGAAGTGATGCAGGAATGGTTAACAGAACTCTATGAAGGAACAGTGAAGAAGTCGAATGAAATGGATTTAAGTACTCTCCTACTGGAGAAGATGCAAACAATTTATGCTCAAGAAAAAGAAAGGTATGGAAAGCATTTCTCTACCTCTCAAGAGCTTTCTGAGTTTCATAATGATGGGGTTGAAATATTACAATACGTTCGTAAGAAACGCTCTATTTACTTCGGTACCAAGTACTATAAGTTGGTTGGAGTAGAAATTCCTCTTATACATAAAA